GTACCCGTGGACGCTCTGACCTGCTGGCGCAAATTGACTGGCTGGATGCGTTTGATCAGTTTATGTTCGGCGAAATTGACCGCGCCAGTTTTATGCGCGCCTTCATTTGGGATGTAAAACTCACCGGCGCGACACCAGACGAGGTTAAGGAGCGAGCAAAATCTATTTCGACGCCGGCACCTGGTAGCACGCGCGTACATAACGACGCCGAGGAGTGGGCGGCCGTAACCCCGGACCTGAAAGCCCAGGATTCCTCCGAAAATGCACGGTTGTTTCGCAACCATGTGATGGGTGGCGCAACACTGCCCGAACACTGGTACGGAGGCGGTGGTGATGTTAATCGCAATACCGCTAGCGAAATGGGCGAGCCGACGTTCAAAATTTTTACCATGCGCCAGACATACCTGGGCTACATTATCAGTAGTCTGGCAAAATACGTGATACGCCAGTGGGAGCTCGCGAATAGTGGCAGTGAGCCAGACCTGCTCGACACGGTTTATAATTTCGATGTTCAGTGGCCAGAAATGGTGAGTCGCGATACCACCAAATATGCGACTGCGTTACAGCAGGTAACAGTTGCTGTGGCCATGCTCATCACTAATGAGATGATCACGAAAGAGCGGGGCCTGCAGATCATCGAAAAAATTACCGGCCGCATTGGTGTGGAATTTGATGTTGCGACGGAACTGGATGCTGCGCTGGCTGAGGCGGCAAACACTCAGGGGCAGGATGTATTCACCCAGCCACAACCTGTATCTGGGGCCACAGGCGGCAATGGATAGCAAGGACTCAAAAAAATACTCGGCCGCCGAGCGTCAAATATTAAAAAACGGCATCGGTATACAGAAAGATACCGTCGCCACCGTCACTGCCTACCTACAAACAGCCGAGCAGAAAATTACCGATGCGCTGGCGGCCACGCCCAGCGACTGGCAAGCCTGGTATTTGCCGCAGTTGCAAACCACTGTGCGTTCGGCGCTAAACGAAATGGCCACGCAGTCCATCGGTACCGTCAACAATGCTGCCGGTCTTGCCTGGCAGAATGGTATCGACTACATCGACAAACCCCTGGATGCTATCGGTATTAACATTGTCGGCCTCGCACCGCAGATCGATGTCAGCCGCCTGATGGCCATGCGTTCATTCATGACCGACCGCATCCAGAACCTGAGCGATGAGCTCATTAACAAAATCAACGCGCAGTTGGGCCTGGTGGCTATTGGCGCCCAATCGCCGACAGCAGCCATTGACGATATTGCAACACTGTTGGAAAAAGGCGGTCGCTCACGCGCTAATACTATTTTGCGTACCGAGCTGGGCCGCATTACCGAGGTGGCCAAGCAACTGCGACGTGAGTCATCCGTTAAAGCTGGTGTACAAATGCAAAAACAATGGCGCCGCTCCGGAAAAATACACTCGCGTATTTCTCACGATGCCGCCGATGGCCAGACCGTGGACGTGGACAAGCCGTTTTTAATTGGCGGCGTGCGCCTGATGTATCCGCGCGATCCCGCAGCGCCAGCCAGCGAAACGGTGAATTGCGGCTGCTGGACCAAGACGGTCGTAAAAGGTTTTGTGCCGCGCCACCCCAACAAAAAACCATTTAGTCAGCTAGAGCTGAACCAGAGCGCGCAGAAACGACTCGTAGCAGAGGGATTAAAATAAGGCCCAGCCTACTATTAATAAATATAAGCATCCGCGCATTGCGCGGATTTTTTATGTCTGCTTGCTTCGCATTCTGTGTTGCCTATATAGTTGCTACTGCCGCTTTACCTACCAGCAATAATTATTAAACCAGTTTAAAAGCCGCAAAACGCCAATCCCCGTATCGTCTCTCCGAACGCGATTTAATTTATCCATTCGGAGATCACGATGGCTCAACAGACATCCGCTAAAGAACTCACTGCCGCCGATGCGGCTAAACTGGTGAAATGCCAGGTGCCGAAGTTTAACGACAAAAAAGAACCGGTGTACGATGATGAAGGTAAACCCGTCATGCTCGACAAGGCCATCACCGAAGACGAAGTGCTGAGCTTCAAGGACTACGGTACGCATGTTGTTGTTGTCACCATCGATGGCCAGAAGTTTCGGGGCGACAAATAATCATGGCCGTTAAACCAATTCCCGCTCACGGCTTCCAGGGCGACATCGCCCTGCGCGAAGCGGCAGCCGGCGAGTACCGGGATATTATGGGCCTGGTTGGGCGCGCACTGGCTGAACAACTCAAGCCTGGTATGCGTGATTACTACCTGGATATCGTCGCCATTTATCCGGACCGTGCCATTGTTAAAGACAGTGGCCGCTACATGTCTTACGCCTACACCCTGGATGCAAACAACCAGGTGAGCATCGGCGCCAGCCAGGAAGTGACCCGCGAGTTTATCCCTACTGCTATGCGCGAAGCCTACGCCGCTGGCGACGGCGTTTTTATTGAAGCCGTGGACGGTGCAGATGGCGCAGGGCTCAACTGGCGCATACGCGTGATCCGCTCTGGCTTGTCAGGAAATCGCAATTACTACCCGGATGCTGTATTGCGCGAAGCCGCGCCGTTGTTCGAGGGCGTGCGCGTGTTTGTGAAATCCGACGTGGAGCACATCAAAGGACAGGGAAAAGATTTTCGCAATCTTATTGGCCGCATTACCAAACCGACATTCGTCGAAGGCAAAAGCACGGATACCGGGCAGATCGAGGCAACGCTGGAAGTGCTCAAGGCGGCCGGCGATATCCCTGTGAAAATGCTGGAGGCATATCAACGTAACATGGCGAACGACCTGTTCGGTTTTTCCATGGATGCCGACGGCAAGGCCAGTACCAAAGGCAACCAGCGCGTGGCGCAATCCATTACCCGCATCAACTCGGTGGACCTGATCATCGAACCTGGTGCCGGCGGTGAAATTATCAATTTAATCGAAGCACTCAACCCGGAGAACGAGGCAGATATGAAACTGCGAGAACGCATGATCGAGGCCGTCAAAAAGGCCAACAATGGCGGCCTGCCAGACGGGCTGGAAGTAGATAACGACGACGCGCTGGAGGTGGCATACCGTGAGGCGCTGGCACAGGATACCTCCCACCATGACGATACGAAGGATCGGCGCGGAGCGGGAAACGATGGCACAGGGAGTGCCGTCGCCGCTACAGGTGTGAGCCAGGAAGACCTGGACAAAACGGTACAGATGGTCGAGGCGCGCGCATACCTGCGTGTTGCCATTGCTGAGAGTGGTCTGCCGGACGCTGCCAAAACGAAACTGAAAAATCAGTTTGCAGATCGCCAGCAGTTTACCGAAGCCCAGGTAGATGATGTTATCAAAGGCGAACGCGAATACCTGGCATCGTTTACCGAAAGCGGCAAGGTGAGCGGCATGGGTACAGGTGGTCGCATGGAGCACGGTGAAGACCGCGCTGAGAAAATCAAAAAAATGCTGGATGAGTTTTTCGACCAGGACGTTAAAGGGCCGACATCATTTAAAGAATGCTACATCGAAATCACAGGCGACAAACGCGTGACCGGTAATCTGCGTGATTGCGAACCGGCCCGCCTGCGCGAAGCCATGGGGGATTCCCAGTTTCGTGAAGCGCTGGACTCTACCAGTTTCAGCAACGTGCTGGGCGACTCCGTTGCGCGTCGCATGGTCGCGGACTACAACGTGGGATCACAGTATGACGTATGGCGCGAACTGGCCACCGTGGTACCGGTAAACGATTTCCGCACCCAGGACCGTACCCGATTCGGTGGCTATGGCGATCTACCAGCAGTAGCCGAGAACGGTGCCTATGCAGCACTAAGCTCACCCAGTGACGAAAAAGCAACTTATGCGGTCACCAAACGCGGTGGTAAAGAAACCATCTCGCTGGAGATGATCAAAAACGACGACGTCGGTGCTGTGCAGCGCATACCGGTAAAACTCAGTCGCGCCGCCAAGCGTACATTGGGCAAGTTCGTGCTGGATTTCATCCGCACCAATCCCGTTATCTACGATACCGTTGCACTGTTCCACGCTACCCACGGAAACTTGGGCGCAGCCGCACTGGATGCTGCCAGTCTGTCCGCTGGTCGTCTGGCCATGCTGCAACAGACCGAGGCAGGCAGTAGCGCGCGCCTGGGTATCGGCCCGACAAACCTGTGGGTG